GAGATTAGAGAAGCTTACGTTGCTGCTATCGAAGGACTATCCGACTTACTTGGAGCGGTTGCAGATAAGGCTACTAAGGGTTACCTCGTGGCATGTGACGGACGACGAGTGCTGGTCGATAGCCCGCACAAAGCCTTAAATTATCTCCTCCAATGCAGTGCTGGAGTAATTGCAAAGAGATGGATGGTTATTGCCAACGAATTAATAACAAAAAATTATCCACACACTCATCAACTAGCGTTCGTTCATGACGAATTGCAGTACGAGTGTTTAACAAAAAATATAAATGATATTAAGTTCACCCTTGAAGACTCAGCTAGAACAGCTGGAGAATACTACACTTTACGATGTCCAATTGCAGCAGAAGCAAAATCTGGCAGCAATTGGTCAGAGGTACACTGATATAGTCTGGGCTGCCGCATTATTTGAAGGAGAAGGCAGTATTTTTATTAGAAAAAAGGATGTAAATACAAGATATATTTCAATATCTATGACTGATAAAGATGTCATGCAGAGATTTGTCAATGTTGTTGGTTATGGAAATTTAAGAGGTCCATATAAAAAAGGTAGTCATAAACCTTATTGGAGCTGGGAATGTGCTAAGAAAATTCAAGTTTTACGCATACTTAAAATGTTCCTACCACACTTTGGAATACGAAGAGCTGGAAAAGCTATAGAAGCCATAACTTTTTTAAATGAAATTACTAATTGATGCCGATTACATAGTATATAAATGCTGTGCATCGACAGAAACGGAAATTGATTTTGGTGAAGATTTAATAGTAGTAACCTCTAATTTTACTGAAGCATATAAATGTGTAAAACGTGAATTAGACAAAATTGCAAAAGAATTAGGCGAGTTTGATGAGATGATTCTCTTTTTCACTAGCCCTAATAATTTTAGGAAAAAAATTTTACCGGAATACAAAGGTCATCGACAGAGAAAAAAGCCCTGTGGATTCAAAAGGGTCATAAATAACCTTAAGCTTGAGTACAAAGTAATTATTAAAGATACGTTAGAAGCAGACGATGCTTTAGGTATCTACGCAACTAAATATACAGGCAACATTATTGTCTCACCTGATAAAGATATGAGACAGATCCCGGGTAAACTATATGACTTTAAAGAGACAGTTGAGATTACACCTGAAGATGGTGCTAAATGGCATCTTATACAGACACTTGCTGGTGACAACACAGATGGCTATTCAGGTGTACCGGGAATTGGTATAAAACGTGCTGAACAAATCTTCAAACTTAAAGGCTACACATGGAAAGCAGTTGTAGAAACTTTTGAAGAAAAAGACATGACTGAAAAAGATGCATTAATAAATGCACAACTTGCTCGCATACTTACAACTGACGATTACGACCATGAGAAAAAAGAACCCATACTCTGGACCCCCAAAACCGATTACAGAATTGACGATGGAGCAAGACTTGAAGTTGCGACAGTTGGAGATTCAACTCGCTAAACCTGAAACAAAAAAAGAAGACATTGCAACAGTAATGGTTGCATTACAAGAACAAGCTTTTGTCTTATCAAATTGTATTAAAAACCTTATAGAAAAATGGCCGAAACCACCAACGACCACGGACCCTCGTACTACAAACGAGGTTCCATTGATGTTTGGGATTTTATTAGAGACCAAGGACTCGGATTTCACCTCGGAAACGTAATCAAATACACATGCAGAGCAGGATATAAAGAAAACCACATAGAAGATTTAAAAAAAGCTGTCCACTACTTACAAAATGAAATCGAATACAGAACCAAACATCATAGCTAGGACTGGTCGAGTCCAGCAATGGATTGATAATCCAACATCACGTCTACCCGTATCATGCACAGTCTTTGTAGTTGAAGATTCAATGGAGGGACCAAATGGAATCGAAGCAAGCTGGCGTTTTGTTAGCCATGCTCTTAGGTATGGAGCAGGAGTCGCAGTCCACCTGTCGAACCTTCGACCCGCAGGAACAGAAACAAATAAGGGACCTGATACTCTCGTTGCATCAGGACCAGTCTCATTCGCAAAAATCTACTCAACATTAAATGAAATACTTAGAAGAGGTGGAACCTATCGCAATGGCGCGTGTGTTCTTCACCTTGACATTGATCACGCCGATATTATTGACTTCGTGCAAGTCCCCAGAGAAGAACTCCCATGGGTTAAACGATGTGTTGACCTCACCACAACCTCGTGGGCTGAAACAGATACTGGAACAAAGGAAGCAATCCTACGAGGAATTGCAAAAGGAGATATTTGGCTCAACAAAATAAAACACGATGAACAAGGAAACAGGATATACTCCAACGTCTGTCTTGAAGTTTACTTGCCCTCACGAGGAACGTGTCTCTTACAGCACCTTAATATGTCTGCCTGTCGTATCGGCGACCTACGATCAGGTTTCCGTGAAGGCATGTCCTCGCTGTGTAAGCTTCATGGTAGGACAGGGATTGACGAGTCTGGAGAGTACCTATCACCAAGTGTCGACAGGCAAGTCGGCTTCGGACTTTTAGGTCTAGCTAATTTCTTAGCAAATAACAACATTACATATGCCGAGTTTGGTAAGGCACTTGAAGCAACTAATGATGCTCAACCTTACGATGGTTACGCAGGGTTAGCTGCACGTGAACTTTTTCTCGGCATACAAGAAGCAGCTAACATCGCAAGAGAGAACAACATGGTTAGAGCATTTGCCATAGCTCCAACAGCTAGTTGTTCTTATAGAAGTAGAGATCTCCATGGCTACACAGCAACTCCTGAGATCGCACCTCCTATAGCACGTACAGTTGACAGGGATTCAGGTGAGTTTGGGGTAGAACAAGTACAATATGGCAACGTAGAAATCGCATCCGAAGTTGGATGGGAGAATTATAAAAAAGTAGCAGATCAAATAATGATTATGCTAGATAGAACTGGTTTGCTTCATGGCTATAGCTTCAATTCTTGGAGTGATATGGTGACTTACGATGAAGCATTTATCGAAGAGTGGCTGAAGAGTCCACAGACTTCGCTCTATTATTCTCTACAAGTAATGGGCGACACTCAAGATAAGTCTGATGCTTATGCAGCATTAGAACAGTCCGAAGTTGAAGATTACTTGGCAGAGTTAATGAGCAACAAACCTGATGAAATTGCTTGTGACTGTCAACAATGAACCCCTACGAAAAACTATTAAACAGAAAACGAAAATGGACCCCGGTCCAAACCACCAAAGGAAAACTTAAATATGGCGCAGAAGAAACGGTGTACCGTGCTCTCGCTGTACGCAACATGGAATGTCCAGTTGGCGCGTTTGTATCTGATTCACTCTCTGAGATTCCTGAGAAAAGTAGAAAGCTTCTGGAATCAAACATAAAAGATGAAGACAACCATGACTTAGCTCTTGGATATATCGCTAACGCCTTAGGCGTAGATGATAAAGCCGAAGCTGAAGCATTACGCCTTAAAGAAGCATGGATTGCCCACCCAGATCACACCATACTTAAAGCATTAGTAATTGAAAGAGCAATATTTTTTGTTCTATTACCTTTCTTTAGGTTCAATGGTGATGCTGGTTTAAGAACAGTTAGTGCAGATATATCAAGAGATGAGCAGATACATGTGGCTACTAATAGTCTTGTATGTGCTGAACTTGGACTAACTCCAAGCCCTTCTTTAGACAAGCTAAGGAAGGCAACAATTAACTGGATAATGCAACCGTTAAATCAAATACATGACGATCAATATTTGAGCAAAAAATTTTGGCTCGATGCTAGTGATCGACTTATGTATGAAGGTAAAGCACCAGAATTTCAAGCCACCAAAGCTGCACGTATGCCAGCTTTCTTTGAACATGCAAACACAAATCTCCCTCAGTACTCTTAAGCTTCACAACGAAAGATTAGATGAACTTTTAAAGAGACTTGAGGAAAACTTTGGATGGAAACCTATTCATCCTAAAGAAGATGTACAAACAATAATGTACAGAGCTGGTCAAGCCAGCGTTATTGAATATATAAAATCCATTATGGACGAGGAAATTTAATGTGTATTTTTAGCAGACCATCATCACCACCACCTCCACCACCATTAGCACCAGCACCACCACCACCTCCAGCTCCTCCAGCTCCAACTCCACCACCCAAACCTATTGGAACTGATATGGACCCACAGGTGAAAAGGAAGAAAAGTAAAAAAGATAAAAATCCCTTTGCAAAAGGTACTAGATCTTTACGTATAAGTTTAGATCCTTCAGTTAATACTGGAACTGATACTACCGGGACACCTAATCAATGAATACAGCACGTGAAAGATATGAAAAACTTAGCAGTGATCGTATACAATTTTTAGATACTGCTGTTAATTGTTCAGAACTCACGTTACCTTATTTAATTGATGATGATTTATCTACAAAACCTAATCATAAAAGACTTATAACTCCATGGCAGAGTGTGGGTGCCAAGTGCGTAGTCAGTTTAGCTTCAAAGCTAATGCTTGCTTTGCTCCCTCCTCAAACCACATTCTTTAAATTACAAGTTAGAGATGACAAGATAGGAGAAGAACTACCACCTGAAATTAGAAGTGAACTAGACCTTTCATTTTCCAAGATGGAAAGAATGATAATGGATTACATTGCTGCGTCTAGTGATCGTGTTGTAGTGCATCAAGCACTTAAACATTTAATTGTTGGTGGTAATGCTCTTTTATTTATGGGTAAGGATGGTCTTAAAAACTATCCTCTTAATAGATATGTTGTTAACAGAGATGGTAACGGGAATGTACTAGAAATAGTTACAAAAGAATTAATAAATAAAAAGGTATTAGGTATCGAGTTGCCTGAACCTGATCCATCTACAGTTGTAGATGATAATAAAAGCTCAGGATCTGACGATGTAGAGGTGTATACCCATGTCCGACTAGATCATAAAAGTGGACGCTGGGTCTGGCATCAAGAAGTAGATAATAAAATACTTCCTAACAGCCGTAGCACAGCACCAAAGAATGCTAGTCCGTGGTTAGTCCTACGATTCAATACAGTTGATGGTGAAGATTATGGTAGAGGAAGAGTAGAAGAATTTCTTGGCGACCTTAAATCTTTAGAAGGTTTATCACAAGCTCTTGTTGAAGGAGCTAGTGCTGCTGCCAAAGTTATATTTCTTGTCTCCCCATCTAGTACAACTAAACCAGCAACCATTGCACAAGCTGGTAATGGTGCAATCGTACAAGGAAGAGCAGAAGATGTACAGGTAGTACAAGTTGGTAAAACTGCTGACTTCAGTACTGCTGCAAACATGGCGCAAGCTATAGAGAAAAGATTACTTGAAGCTTTCTTAGTTATGAACATAAGGAATGCTGAGAGAGTAACAGCTGAGGAGGTACGCCTTACTCAGTTAGAACTAGAACAACAATTAGGTGGGCAATTCTCATTGCTCAGTGTTGAGTTCTTAGTACCATATCTCAATAGAACTTTATTAGTTTTACAGAGAAATAAAGAGATACCAAGCATACCTAAAGATTTAGTTCGACCACAGATAGTAGCAGGAGTTAACGCTCTTGGTCGTGGTCAGGATAGAGAAAGCTTGACTGCTTTTATAGGAACTATTGCACAGACATTAGGACCTGAAGCATTGATGCAATACATTAATCCAACAGAAGCTATCAAAAGATTGGCAGCTGCTCAAGGTATTGATGTTCTGAACTTAGTTAAGACTGAGCAACAGATGGCAGAAGAGATGCAACAAGCACAAGCTCAACAAACACAACAATCATTAGTTGACCAAGCTGGTCAGCTTGCAGGAACTCCATTAATGGACCCTGAAAAAAATCCTTCAGTAGCTGAAGCAGTGACTGGAGAACCACCTGAACAACCAATAGAATAAGATGGCTGAAACATTAACAGTAAATGACACACCTGAAGCTACTAATGAACTAACTTCTGAGGAACAAGATTCCTTACAAGTTGGTGAAGCATTAACAAAAGAACAAGGTGAATTATTAGCTGGTAAATATAAAAATGCTGAAGATTTAGAGAAAGCATATATAGAACTACAAAAGAAATTAGGTGATGGTGAACCTAAAGCTGAAGCTGAGGAGACAACAGAGGAAACAACAGAAGAAACTGTTGATGAGAATCCAGCTTTGTCTTTAATTAACGAAGCATCAGAAGAGTTCTATAAAAATGATAATCAATTATCACCAGAGACTATAGAAAAGTTTGCTCAACTTGATAGTAAGCAATTAATAAATGCATATTTAGAAGCGTATAAAAATAATCCACAACAACAACAACAACAAGAAGTAGATCTAGCTCAAAACGAAATAGATCGTATTCACAAAGCTGTTGGTGGAGAATCTGAATATAGAAAACTTACGGAATGGGGAGCAAAAAATCTTACAGAATCTGAAATAAAAAGCTTTGACAATGTGGTCTCCACTGGAGATCCTAATGTTATCGAACTAGCAGTAGCTGGTTTAAAAGCTAAGTATGACAACTCCAATGGATACGAGGGTCGAATGCTGACAGGCAAAAGTACAAGTTCTTCTGATGTGTTTAGAAGTCAGGCACAACTTGTACAAGCTATGGCAGATCCTCGTTACGACAATGACCCAGCATACCGTGCTGATGTCGTAGAAAAACTAAATAGATCAGATCTACAATTTTAATTATGCCTAAAGGTAAGGGAACCTACGGAACTAAAAAAGGTAGACCCCCAAAAAAATGAAAACAAAAGACTTAGATACGCTGCTTGAAAATGAGTATGCGTACGAACCACCCATACAATTATTACCAAAACAAAAAACTATGACACCCGAAGCAGAAAGATTTAATGGCTGGGCAGCAATGCTTGGCATAGTTGCAGCTCTAGGAGCTTACGCAACAACCGGTCAAATTATTCCCGGCGTATTTTAAATGGCTGCAATCTCACTAACAAGAGAAAGCACAAGTAATTGGCAGAGATTTTGTGAGTGGGTCACAAGTACACAGAACCGTCTCTATGTGGGATGGTTCGGTGTCCTTATGATACCTTGCTTACTAGCTGCAACTACATGTTTTATACTCGCCTTTATCGCAGCACCACCTGTAGATATAGATGGCATACGTGAGCCAGTTTCCGGCTCGTTAATTTACGGGAACAATATTATATCTGGAGCAGTCGTCCCCTCCTCTAACGCAATCGGACTACATTTTTACCCGATCTGGGAAGCTGGCACTTTGGACGAGTGGTTATATAACGGCGGACCATATCAGCTCATTATCTTCCACTTCTTAATAGGAGTACTGGCTTATGCAGGAAGACAATGGGAACTTTCATACAGACTAGGTATGAGACCTTGGATATTTGTTGCTTACACAGCACCAGTATCAGCAGCTTTAGCTGTATTTCTAGTTTATCCATTTGGTCAGGGTTCATTCTCTGATGGTATGCCTTTAGGAATAAGTGGAACATTCAACTTTATGTTTGTCTTCCAAGCGGAACACAACATCCTTATGCACCCCTTTCATATGCTCGGAGTTGCGGGTGTTTTTGGCGGTGCTTTGTTTGCTGCTATGCACGGAAGCCTTGTTACTTCCTCAATCATTCGGGAGACCACGGAAACTGAATCACAGAACTACGGCTATAAGTTTGGTCAGGAAGGCGAGACTTATAACATAGTTGCTGCACACGGATACTTCGGACGACTCATATTTCAATATGCTTCTTTCAATAATTCTCGTGCTCTACATTTCTTTCTTGGTACTTTCCCAGTGGTTGGCATATGGCTTACCTCCATGGGAATCTGCACTATGGCTTTCAACCTTAATGGTTTTAACTTTAACCAATCAGTAGTTGATGTAAACGGAAAGATTATTCCAACATGGGCTGATGTCCTAAACAGAGCCAACCTCGGATTTGAAGTTATGCATGAGCGTAATGCTCACAACTTCCCACTTGACTTGGCTTCAGCTGAGTCAACACAAGTTGCACTTACAGCTCCAGAAATTGGTTGAAAAATTTTTGTTTATATCTAACTTTAATCACTAACTTATTTATATGCTCTGGCG